TGCCCAAGAAGCACTTAAAGGGTGTGCATAGATACTATATTCAAGCGGTATTTCAAAAGGTTCAACTATTTTCAAAGAAAGATAATATTTGGCATTATTTGATATTTTTCCCAAATTTACATCATTTTCTATTCCAGACACATCAAATTTAACCAAAAATCTACTGTTATAATAACTAGATGAACCAACTAAATCATGTCTTAATTCCAATATAGAATCGGTTCCACTATTTAATTCGTCATATCTTTCATATATCGTTGAATCTTTATCAGGGTATATTGAATATATCATTAAAATGCCCTCACTCTACCAATAATATCGGTATCTGGATATTTTATTTCAAAAATAGATGGATCAAGTGATGGAAATATTATTCCATTTTTAGTTGCCTTATCTATATTGTAGACATGACGTGAATAACCCATTGTTTGATCGTGCAAGTTTACTATCTTAACATTTGTTACAGTTTGAACACCATCAACTCTGTCAAGTTCCGTATAAATGTTACTAATAACTATCGGTTGATTTATTTGCCAATTTTTTACATTAAAATATTTTTTTAATCTATCAATACATCTTAATACAACTTGATTGCCGTTTTGTTCTGGCAAAGTAATTATGTCAAATTCAATACCAATGTTTATAACAAATGCATCTTTTATTTCAATAGCATCAGTTAGTATACGATGATAATTCATGTATGTCTTTAAGTTTTCTTTTGTTGCATTATTTACAGAAACAAGTTTATCATTTCCGTCATATCCTAACACATAAAAACCAAGTGCTAATCCATTTTGACGCCTTTCACTATTAAAAACATCGTCATAAGTTAATTGTGTATCTCTTGTTACATATGCCTTTGCTATTGCTCCATATTTTGAAGGCAAACTATATGCCCTTATTATGTAGTCTTCTTTTGTAACAGCTCTATTTTGTGTTGCAAAATATGATAATGCGTTTTGTCTAATTTCATTTATATCCTCACCATCTCTACCGCCAACCGCTGGTATTGGATTTGATACTGCTAAACTAGAAACACATTGATTATACAATATTGAATCTAAACCGGTTTCATCTATTAAAATATTTCTTGATAATACACGATTTATTGTTTCCGCACCAACATTATCTTTTACACCATTACCTATTGTATAGTAAATTGTAATTGTTGTGTTAGATGGTGCAAGACCATATGTTTTTGTGTTTAAAAAGTTTGAAGGATCTATATCAACTGAAACAGATGTTTCAACTCCTGTTAATGAATTTCCTATTAAATCCGGATTTGGTATTAGTATCTCATCATCCAGATTTGTCATTCCACCACCAAATACAATTTCATGCATTCCATTTCCGTCTGTATTAACGGTGAATCTTCTTGATATTCTTTTTAATTTAAGTAGATAAGGGGTTTCGTTTCTATAAACACTTAAATGTTTTTCATTTCTTGGTATATTTGGAACTGGATCAAATATCGTATCTTGTGCCAAATAAGGCACATTATACCATCTATTACCTTCTGTATCTTCGCCGTATAAAATTTCAACTAAATTTGGTTCTTCAAATTTTACAACATCATATTTTTTGGGAGATCCAAATATGAACTGTTTAGATTTTATTTCTCCAGAAACAGCAGGAACAGATTTTTTTAACAACCAAAATGTTATTTCACCTGTAATCTCATCTATTTCAAATGGAGTAACTTCTGTTGGATCAAAACTGCTACTAAATCTAAAATCCAAATATTCGGTTGTTCTAAAAAATCCACCCAATCCAACTTGATCAGTTGTTATAACCATTCCAGGTTCTATTGCAAACGCATAATTAAAATCAGGAATAAGTTCACCATCAACTGTTTTTGATGGAACTAATTGAAAAACGTCACAATGAACAGTTGCAGATGATTTCAACTTTGGTTTATAACCAAGTGAATGTGCAATATTCATAATATTTGATTTTTCTGTTGCGTGTAATATCATAGACTCTTGTAAATTTACATCAGTATAAAATGATAAAACATCACCAACATAAGCAGCCATCTCCATAAACATCATTCCAGGAGATGATTCATTGAAATCTTGATATGTGTTTGGAAAATAATTTCTAGCAAAATCTACTAAATTTGTCTTTATAGATGCGAAATCTCTTGACAAATATCGTATATCTTTTTTAACTAAATCACTCATTGTATATCGCCTCTATTACTCTTAAATTACCTTCCTCTGATATAAATATTTGAAGTGGAAAATATGATGGAGATCCAACAATACTTACTACAAAAGATATTGAAACTGCATTTTGTGGATCAACAACTCTACCATCTTCATATAAATTAAATTTTACATTAAAGTTTGATAAACTCAAATAAGGCATCCATCTATTAACAGCATCAACAATGGTTGAAGTTAATTTTTCTCTAAATTGTGTTTCATCTGATATGTTTTCAAAAAGTAACCAACGAATATCGGTTCCAAAATCAGGCAACATATATCTCTCACCTTGATCTGTAAGTAAAAGATTTTTTAAGTTTGTTCTAACTTGATCTAAATTGGTATATGTTTGATAAAATACACCATTTGGATTGTTAAATGGAATACTAACACCTATCGGTAAAACTTGTTTTGGTTCCGATGGTAATTGGTTTAATTCATACCTAATTCTATTTTGAAATTTTGGCAATTACTCAACCTCCTTTCTTTTCTTCAATTTTTTTCATTAGTGCAGAATAATCTCTTGTCAATGCACTCATTACTTCTGTTGGTATTTCCGATTGTGAGTAACCTTGTGGTATAGCATTTCCTGTTCTAGTTGAACCAAAATTTTCTGCCATTCCAGAATCAAATCTATACTCATCTTCCATGTCATAACTTTCTTGTAAACTTCGTCTAGTTTCTTCTAACAAATCATTTATGCTTGAAAAATTTTGTGATTTTGGTTTTTGTTTTATTTTTGAATTTTCATTAACTTTATTAACCAATTTAATTCCATGATCAATAGCATTTTTTTGAGAAATTTTAGTTTCATTCTTAGTTTTTGTTTCCAATGCATATTGAATTTCTTCTCTTATTATTTCTCGAATTTTCATAAAAAACTTTTTACTATCCATACAATGCCTCTTAATAAAGTAAATCAGTTGATACTTCTAGACCTAAACCAGCATCTATTGTGTTTATTGCAAGAAGTCTATCTAAATATGTTTTGTAAACTGGAAATTTTGGATCAGGATTATTTACCAAATAATTTTTATACGTTTCTATTATTGGGGTATTTATCCAAGGTGCACTTATTCCAGGATGTTGTCTTTTTACATGACCACCTTGCATTCTTGATAAACACATATGACCAGCACTCGTATATCCTTCTCCAGTCCATGGATTTTTAGCACTTATTCCGGGAGCAAATGATGTAATATGTTTATCCCAAAATCCCATTTTATTACCCATAAGACCATCAGATCCTTCGCCTCCACTATTTCCTCCAAATAAATATACAGTTCCATCTAAATCTAACCCAACACATACTTCAACGTGTCCATATGTTGTTGCAAAAGCAGCAGGCCAATCTATTATATTTTGATCAATTGCACCCAATATCAATCGTTTACCCCATTCTGTAAGAGATCCTCCCTTTTTTCCATTTTTTACATAATGAATATTTTCAACAAACCAAATTTGATTTATTTGATTTTTATATCTTGCAATATAGTCTGAGTCCCATAGATGTTCTGGATTATCAGGATGTTTTGACATACCTATTAACCAAGGAGTATGTGTTGCATATGTTATTAAGTTTCCAGTATTACTACCAACCGCATATGCGGTTTGAATCCACAAATCCTGATCCCATTCTTCATTTTCATCTTCTTCTAGTCTCGGTCTATTTAATGGAAGCCCGGCGAGTAATGTACCTCGTTCATAACCCCTAACCTCAATAGGTGATCTAAATGTATGTCCAGATTTTCGAGAAACGTAATTACTAAATATACCACACCAATGTGGTTCATGTGCCCAATTCAAATTTGGTGCAGCACTTGATGGTAAAAAGAATCCTATCATTGGATCAACACCAACGTCTCCTAAAATCCAATTTCCAGTTAATTCGTTTATCATCATTAAATGTTGTTCTGTTCCAGATGCTGCTGGTGGTGGTGTTTTCTTTTTATCTCCAACCGTATATCTATTTACTATACCACATTGTTGAAAGTTTAGAATAATACCAACATCCATCATTGATAATTTAGATTTTATTTCATCAGATAATGGAATATTTTGAAGTCCAAATGCATTGATTCTAAACTTACTAATAAGATTATCCCAATTAGCATTAAATGCGTATGGTAATACACCAACTTGAAATCCATTTCCAGAATCCCATATTGCAGGTTGTGGTTTATTGTATAATTTTTTCCAATCTTCCCATCTATTAAATTGTTTATCATACATCATTTTTAAATAGTTTTCTTTTGATGGTCTTGCATACGTTGGTTTTAGAAAAGTAGCATCTGTTGCCCACGGATACCATGCTGGTTTCTTTTCAATCCTATCTGGTCTATCTGCATTTTCCATATTGAAAGAACTACCGTTCCATTTAACATCATATACAAATTTATTTATCCAATAATGAAATGATTTTGTTGCACTGTGTTTCAATCTACCATGACTAATAGATCCGGGATGATTAGATCCCTGCATTGTCTTTGGTCTTTTTTCTCCAAATTTAAACACAGGAACATCTCTATTTTTTGAAACACTAACTGCAGATGGTATTGGCCAACTTTTATTTGTAACTTGAACCTTTTTGTTTATCGGAATGTCCATATCAGGTTCACCTTTCTTTTTAGCTTTACCTTGTGCCTTTTCTGCATTTTTTTGTTGTTGTTTTTGTCTAGTAACCTCATTTTGTAATTTTTTCTTTTCATTGTCATTTGGTGGTTTAGAGTTTACTGTAACAGGATCTGTACTAGTTACAACAACAGGTTTTTCTATCTTAACAACTGCTTTTTTTGTTTCTGATTTTGTTGTTGTATTTGTAGATTGTTGTGTTTCTTTTTTTTCTTCTTTTTGTTCTTCTGATGGTGAAGATGCATCTTTGTTTAAATTAACAAATCTATTTTTTCCAACAAGTTGTTGATTGTAACCCGATTTTTTTCCAATATTAAAATATTCAACAGCACTTGTTCCATTTGCATCTTTACCAACAATTCCTTGTTTTAATTTTTTAGCACCACCGGTTCCCAACAAATGTGATGTTGCAATATACCCTGCAATATCAGATGAAGATGTGGTATCATCTATAATTTTTTGAGATCTTAATCTTTTTTCTAATAAATTTATCCAATCTCTCATC